GTACCTGTCGGCGCAGGAGTTCGCGCTTGATTGGTTCGTGAACGGTGCGTCGCCGGCCGGGACGCTCAAGAACACGCAGCTCGACGAGCTTGACGACGACGTCATCGAGAACGCCAAAGCGCGGTTCCGGCTCGCGACAGCGAACCGGGATCTGTTCGTCACGGGCGCGGACTGGGAGTGGATCCCGGCCGCGATGGACGCCGCGTCTGCCGGGTTCCTTGAGCAGCAGAACGCGTCCGTGTCGGAGGTGTGCCGGTACCTCGACGTGCCCGGCGACATGATCGACGCGCCGGCCGGCACCGGGTCGAGCATCACCTACGCGAACATCACGCAGCGGAACCTGCAGACGCTGATCACGTCGACCGGCCCGGCGATCGCGCGACGCGAGGACCACTGGTCCCGGTACGCACTCCCGGCGCCGCGGTTCGTGAAGCTGAACACGGGCGCGTTCCTGCGGCTCGACCCGCAGACGCAGACGCAGCTCATGCTGTCGGAGCTGGGCGCCGGGATGCTCACGCCGACGGAGTACCGGGCACTCAAGGACCGTCCTCCGCTGTCCGCGGAGGACCTTGCCGAGCTGCAGACGTTCGGCATCATCGGAGCATCGACGACGCCGGGTGTCCCGGCAGGACAGGGGATCGGAGCATGAGCCGCACGACAGCGGTGCTCGAGGCGGCGGCCGCGCGTGCGGCCGCGGTGGTCGAGCGTGGCGGCACCCGGGCGTCCCGGCCGTCGCAGCGGCGCGCAGCGGAGGACGCGCCGGCGGGCGGCGCGTACGTGACGGCGCGCACGCAGATGAGCATGCGGGACGCGGCGTCCGGTGACGGCGCGCTGCGGTTCGAGGGCATGGCGTCGGTGTACGAGCCGGCCGACCACGGTGCGGCGGACCACGTCTGCCGCGGGTACCAGATGTGGGACATGTTCGGCCCGTACACGGAGTTCGTGCACCTGGGTGCCGGCACCGCGTCGCTGGCGAACCCGAACCTCGACGTGCCGTTCGTCACGGATCACCGGTCGCTGCAGCGGCTCGCGCGGACGGGTAACGCGACGTCGCCGCTCGAGCTGGCGGAGGTGAACGACGACCCGGTGTCTCCGGGCCTGTCGGTGGTGGCGCCGTCGCTGCAGCGGGCGAACCCGTTCGTCGCGCAGATCGAGCACGTCGTGCAGACCGGGCTCGTCGACGAGATGTCGTTCCGATTCATGATCACAGGTGGGTCGTGGTCGGACGACTGGACGCAGTACGACATCTACGCGTACGACATCAATCGGGGCGACGTGTCGATCGTCGGGTACGGCGCGAACCCGCACACTGCGGGTAGCGGCTTCCGCGGCCTGTCGGCGTACACCGATGACGAGCTGCGCCGCGAGGTCGAGGCTCGCGCCAAGCGGACCATCATCGACCTTGCGCCGCGGCCGGCGGCGCCGGCGGCGCCGTCCGCGGACGAGCTGCGGCGCGCCGAGCTGCACCGCATGCTCGACCTGGCGGGCGCTGCCCGCTGACACTGGTCACGGATCCGGGCGGGTCGTGCCCCCCGTGCGACCCCCGGATCCGGGCCGACCGTAGTGCCCCACGCCGTCACCGGGTGCCCCCGCGAGAGCGCAGGACCCGGGGCCACGTCAGGACGAGGTCACGAACAGACTCATCCCTCGACGTGGAAGGACAGAACGATGACGCTCGAGCAGCTCATCGCGCAGGTGCGCAAGGCACTCGACGACAAGATCAAGGCGCAGCGGGCCCGGCAGGCGGAGCTGAACGCGCTCCGCGCGCGGGTCGACAGCGACACCCCGCCGACCGACGACGAGGTCCGGGCGGCCGTCGAGGCGCGTGACGCCGTCGACGCAGAGATCGACGCGCTGTCCGCGCGGGTCACGGAGCTGAAGGCGGAGCACGACCGGGACATCGCGCTCAACGGGCTGCAGTCGCAGCCGGGCACCGGTCCGGACGGCGCGCCGGCGACCGGTCGGGGCGTCCCGTACGACCGGGTCGGCCGGGTCGGCGCGGAGGAACGCACGTACGCGCTGCACAAGGATCGGGCGTACGACACCCGCTCGGAGAAGCTGGTCAGCTCGCGGAAGCCGGGCGCCGACTTCCTGCGGGACGTCGCGCGTGCGGCTCGAGGCAACGTCGCGGCCGCGCAGCGGCTCGAGCGGCACGCCGAGGAGGAGCGGATCGACCGCGAGGCGGACGGCACCGCGTACATGCTGCAGCGGCAGGTGCAGGACCGGGCCGCGGGCACGTCCGCGTTCGCCGGCGTCGTCGTCCCGCAGTACCTCACGGAGTACTACGCGGGTATGCCGTCCAACGGTCGCCCGTTCGCGGACATCTGCGCGAAGCACGACCTGCCGGAGGTCGGCATGGTCGCGAACATCGGCAAGGTGACCACGGCCACGTCGGTCGCGACGCAGGCGAACGAGGGCGACGGGGCGTCCGAGACGAACATCGACGACACCCTCATGTCGCTGCCGGTGCGGACCGCGGCCGGTCAGCAGACGCTGTCCCGGCAGGCGTCGGACCGTGGCATCGGTACCGAGGACATCACGATGGGCGACCTGTACAAGCGGTGGGCCGCGAACATCGACTCGCAGCTCATCAACGTCGCCACGGACGGGCTCACGAACGTCGCGACGGCCGTGACCTACACGGACGCGACGCCGACCGCGGCGGAGCTGTGGCCGAAGCTGCTCAACGCGCAGGCGGACGCGTTCGCGGCGCTCGCGGACATGAGCACCGGGAACCTCGTCACGCTCATGCACTCGCGGCGGTGGTTCTGGCTGCAGTCGCAGGTCGGCACGTCGTGGCCGTTCATCGGTCAGCCGGGCATCGCGACGCAGAACGGCGGCACGAACTACGCGGAGCTGTACGGCCGCGGGTTCGCCGGCGTCCTGCCGAACGGCTCCCCGGTCGTCCTCGACAACAACGTCGCGACGAACCTCGGTGCGGGCACGAACGAGGACGAGGTGTACGCGCTCGACCCGGGCGAGTGCCACCTGTTCGAGGACCCGAACGCGCCGCTGTTCATCCGCGCGGACCAGACGAAGGCAGCGACGCTGCAACTGCTGCTCGTCCTGTTCTCCTACTACGCGTTCACGCACGTGCGGGTGCCGCACGTGCGGAAGGTGTCCGGGACGGGTCTGGTCACGCCGACGTTCTGATCGGCACTGACGGGTAGCGTCGCCCGTCGTGGCCCCGAGCTGCGGCGGGCGGTGCGGTCCGGCAGTACCCATGACGAGAGGAACGGAACCGATGGCGGAGAACAGGACCCCGGAGCAGGTGGCGGGCGAGCTGCGGCAGCGTGCGGCGGCCGCGGCGCGGGTCGAGAACATGGTCTCGGCGCTCGAGGTCGAGCGGCAGGGCTACGTGCAGCGCGCGGACGCCGCGAGGGTCGCCGGTAACAAGGAGCTGGCGGCCGCGATGGCGCAGCGCGTCAAGGACGTCGACACGTCGATCGCGCACTGGGAGTCGCAGCACCCGGACGCCGAGCAGCCGGCCGCGTCGGGCGACAACGTCTGACCCGGGTCCGGGCTGCTCGAGCGCGAGACGACGAGAGGTAGGCGGCCGCTGTGGCTGACATCGTGTTCAACATCGCCAAGGGGCGGGTCGTCGAGTTCGTGTCGCGGGTCGACACGAACGACCCGACGAACGCGGCTCTGATCGTGGTGCCGGTCGACGTCGGCGCGACGACCGACGCGACGATCCGTGATTTCGACACCCTCGCGGCGGTGCTCGCCGGCGGTGTCACGGAGCGCACCACGGGCGGGTGGTCGCGGAAGACTCTGACGGACGCGGACATCACGCTGTCGGCGCCGGACGACACGAACGACCGGTACGACGTCGACATCCCTGACCAGACGTGGACGGCGGTGACGGCGGGTGCGGTGACGGACCTGCTGATCTGCTATGACAGCGACACGACGGCGGGCACGGACTCGAACATCATCCCGCTGACGATGCACGATTTCGCGATCACGCCGGACGGGTCGGACGTGCAGGCGGTCATCGCGGCAGCTGGGTTCTTCCGCGCGAGCTGATCGGACGGCGCCCGGTGCCCGGCGGAGGATCCTCCCGCTGGGCGCCGGGCGCCGCTGGGTGACGGGAGGGCGGCCGCGGTGGCGATCACGTATGAGACGGAGGGTGTCGTCGAGGCGACGACGGCGTCGTCGCGGAGCTACACCCTCCCGACGGGCATCGTCGCCGGCGACCTGATCGTGATCCTCGTCGGGATGAAGCCGTCCGCGGCGAACACGGGTGACGTGGGTCCGGTGTCGGGCTACACGGAGGTCACGCCGCAGGTGTTCGGCGGCGGGTATGGGTCGACGCTCGGCGTCGACACGGGTAACACGCTGATCGCAGCGTTCGCGCGGGTCGCGGACGGCACGGAGGGCACGACCCGGACGGTCCCGTTCACGGGGCAGAACATCGTGTGGGTGTGGGGCGCTCGGCTGTCGAACGCTACGGGTCTGTGGGATGTCGCGGGCGCGACCGGTGAGGACACGACGGCCGGCAGCGTGTCGGTCACGTTCACCTCTGACCCGGGTGTCGAGGGTGGCGACTACGTCATTGCTGCGATGTGCATCCCGACGGACGTCACGACGCCGTCGCAGTTCTCCGCGGAGGCGCTGTCGCAGACGGGCGTGACGTACGGCACGGTGACGGAGGTCGCGGAGCCGGACTCGAGCGGCGGAAACGACATCGGCGGGTTCATCGTCCGGGCGCCCGTGTCGTCCGGGACGAGCAGCGCGGCACCGGTCCTGACGGCGACGGCCGGCGGGACGACGACGAACGTCTGTGGTCCGGCGATCATCGTCCGGGCGCGTGAGGCGGGTGGTCCGACGCTCGTCGACGTGCTGCAGGCGTCGGAGGCGGACGCGGCGCAGCTCGTCGCGCGGGTGAAGCTGCGGACGGCCGGGCAGGCGGTCGAGGTCGACGCGGGGCAGCCTGTCGCGCGGGTGAAGCTGCGGTCCGTTGGGCAGGTCGTCGAGTCGGATGCGGCGCAGGCGGTCGCCCGGCGCAAGCTCCGCGCCGCGGGGCAGGCAGTCGAGGTGGACACCGCGCAGCCGATCACGGCGCGGTCGACGTTGCAGGTGCCGGTCGGGCAGGTCGTCGAGGCGGACAGCGCGCAGACGGTCGGGCGTCGGAAGGCGCGCGGTGCCGGGCAGGCGCTCGAGGTCGACTCCGCGCAGCCGGTCGGCCGGGTGAAGCGTCGGACGCTGGGTGTCGTCGCTGAGACGGACACGGCGGCCGCGATCGCGCGCAGGAAAGCGCGCACGGCCGGTTTGGCGGCCGAAACGGACGCCGGGCAGCCTCTCGGGCGTCGGAAGCTCCGCGGGGCCGCTACGGGCCTCGAGACGGACGCGGCGCAGCCGATCGCGCGGCGCAAGCTCCGCGGCGTCGGGCAGGCACTCGAGGCGGACACGGCGCTGCCGGTGACGTCCGTCGGGACGATCAGCGCGGCGGTCGGCACGGTCGTCGAGGTCGACGTCGCTGGCACGGTGTCCCGGGTCAAGGTCCGGGGCGTCGCGCAAGCTGTGTCGACGCAGTCCGCGCAGCCGATCGGGCGCCGCAGGCTGCGCACTGTCGCCGCGGCGGCGGAGCTGTCGACGGCGCATCCGGTGGCCGGCCGGAAGGTCGTCACGCTCGGCACCGCGCTCGAGGTCGACGACGCGCAGCTCGTGGCCGTGGTGCTCGTCGCGCCGGCCACGACGAGCCGCGCGCGGATGGTCGGCGCGTCGACGGCGACGCCGTCCGCGGTCACGGCTGCTGCGTCGCAGACTGGACCCCGTGCGGTGATGGTCTCGGCGTCGGGGCCACGGATGACGGGAGTGTGACGGGTGGCTGCGATCGACATCGGGGATCCGCTGCCGAACCTCGCGGTTCGGGTCGAGGACCCGCCGGGTACGCCGGTCGACGTCGGTGCGATGGCGCTCACGATCACGCTGCCGGACGGGACGACGGCATCGGTCACGCCGTCGCGGACGGACGTCGGGACCTGGGAAGCGGAGTACGTGGCGACGATGGGTGGACTGCACGTCTGCCGCTGGGTCGCGACGGGCGCGAACGCGTGCGTGAAGGTGCAGTACCGGTCCGTCGGTGACCCGGTCGATATCGACGAGGTGCGGGTCGGGCTCAAGGTCGGTGGCACCGCGTCGGACGACATCCTGTATCAGCTCGTCGCGGCCGCCGTCGACGAGGTCGAGCGCAAGAGTGGTCGGGCGCTGCGGAAGCGGTCCGTGACCGACATCCGCGCCGGCGGCAAGTACGCGGTCGCGTTGTCGCAGGTGCCGGTCGCGTCGGTCACGTCGGTCACGGAGGACGGCACCGCGCTCGCGGCGTCGGACTATGAGCTGCAGCCGCGGACGGGTCTGCTGTACCGGGGCAGCGCGTCGTCGCCGGGCATGTGGTCGGGTGGGCCGACCGGGGTCCGGGTGACGTACGTCGTCGACGCGGACGCGGTGCCCGCGAACCTGCGGCAGGCTGCGCTCGAGCTGACGAGGGCGCTCGCCGGCCGGTACCGGGGGTCGTCGGGGCAGCCGTCCGCGGGTGACGTCGCGGACGCGTACGAGCTGGTGCGGCAGCTCGTCGGGCCACGGATCCCGAGGTTCTGACGATGAGCGCGTCCCTGTGGCTGACGGCGGTGACGACGCTCGCGTCGAGCTGGGCCGCGCTGCCCGGGTACCGGGCGGTCGGCTCGTCGACGGCCGGCGTCACGGTGTACGTCGGTGGGCAGGTCGACGACGAGCGGAACCCGGCCGGCGACACGGGGTACGTGGTCGTCGGGTACGGCGGGATGCCGGGCCGGCCGACGCCGTCCGGCAGCTTCACGCAGACGCGGGGGCCGATGTCGTCGGCGCACCCGCGGGACGAGCGGGCGCAGATCCGGTGCCGGATCGTGTCGCAGCCGGGGGACATCGTCGGCGCGTCGGTGGTGTCTGCCGGGCAGACGGTCGAGGGGTACCTGCACGATGTCGAGGCGCTGCTGACGACGAACCCGACGCTCGGTATCAGCGCGCCGACGTCGCGGAGGTTCCTGGCGGAGCTGGACAGCGGCGGGTCGTGGTGGCTGCAGCAGACCAGCGGTGGGCCGCTGGCGATCCTTGACGTGGCCGTGACGTACACGGCGCGGATCTAGTGGTGGGAGGCAGGACCGTGTTCATCGTGATGCACGACGGGACGCTCGGTGAGCGTGCCGTCCCGGACGGGCGGGGCGGGGTCGTGCTCGCGCAGCCGGGCGTCCCGTTCGAGGTCGACGACGCCGTCGCCGGCAGCGCGCCGGGACCGTGGGAGCCGTGCACGTCGGACGTCCCGCGCGGACCGGAGGGTGAGGACCTCGCGGGCACGCACGCGTTCGCGCCGCTCGACCCGCCGGTCGAGGTCGACGGCGCGCTCTGCGGGTGGCAGCGGCGGCACCTGGGTTCGGGGCTGCTCGCGCAGGAGGACGTGTTCGCGGCCGCGGCCGCGCCGGACGGAGGTGACGAGCTGTGAGCACCGCACTCGACGATTTCGTCGCGCTCAAGGACGAGACGACGTTCGGGACGCAGGTGACGCCGGACCGGGCGTACCCGTTCGTCGACGGCACGGAGGGCGACTGGCAGCCGCAGATCCGTTCCGGGGCGGGCGTGTTCGGCGGCAACGGCCGGACGACGGTCCGGGCGTCGCGGACGTTCCTGGCGTCCGGTCGTGGCGTCGTCACGGTGAAGGCGGAGCTTGAGTCTCGCGCGGGTGGCGTGCTGTTCCGGCAGGCGCTCGGCGTCGGTGCAGCGACCGCGATCACGGGCGGCGGGTTCATCCTGGCGCACACGCAGGTGACGAACCTCGTGCTGCCGTCGTCGACGATCCAGATCGCGAAGGTCCGTAACGACGGCGTGTACCGCGTCGAGACGTTCCGTGGCTGCACGGCGATGAAGACGACGATCGAGCAGCCGCAGAACGACATCCCGACGATCGAGGTCGAGTTCGACGCGCTCGGCTGGACGACCGCGACGGCCGCGATCACGCCGTCGTACGCGACGACGTCGAACCTGTACGACGCGATGCACCAGACGATCGGTTACGGCGGCACGCTCACGGCGCCGACCGCTACCGCGCTCGCGTCGGGGCTGACGGCCGTGACGAACTGGCGGTCGTGGAAGCTCGAGATCGATCAGGCGGGCAACGATGACGGGTGGGTCCTCAACGGCGGCACCCGCTCGCAGCCCAAGGTCGGCATGCCGACGATCAAGCTGTCCGCCGAGGTCGAGTGGAACGACAACGTGCTGCCCGACGCGTACACCGCGGGCACGCTGAACCCTTGGTACGCGACGTGGTCGCACCCGACCGAGGTCGTCGGCGCCGTGCCGGCCGCGCTGCAGGTCGTGCTCCCGCGGGTCGTCCTCATGAAGGGCAACCCGCAGGTGAAGCCGGGTGAGGCGCCGCGCATGCTGTCGATCGAGGGTGAGGCGCGGAACGACGGCGTGAACCGCGACCTCTACGTCGCGTACCGCACGCAGGACACGGCGCTGTGAGCAGCCGCGGCGGGATCCGCTGGACGCAGGGTGATCCCGCCGCGGCCGCACGCGCGCTCCGCGACGCGCAGGACGGCGTCCGCGAGGCGCTCGCGGACACGGTCCGGGCGGTGCCGGATGCGCTCGAGCGCGCGTTCGTCGACGAGGCGGGGACGCTGCCGCGCCGCGGCGGGCTGTCACGGCTCGTCGCGTCGTCCGACCTCGCGGTCGACGAGGACCTCGCCGGCGACACGGTCGGCGTCACGGTGCGGGCTGGGAACGCGCGCGTCGACCTCGGCCCGTTGAACCGCGGCGACCTGCGGCACCCGGTGTACCGCACGGGCCGCTGGGTGTCGCAGCCCGTGCGGTCCGGGTTCTGGCAGCGCGCGTGTGAGACTGCAGCGGAAGGATCAGACGACGAGCTGCTGCAGCGAATCCGGGACGTCGCGCAGGACACGGCGCGGCGCGCGAGCAGCTCGTGACCTGCACATCGGAGGACTGAAACGACATGGCGAAGCTGCGGATCGAGGGTCGGGAGTACCCGGCGGTCGACCATCGGGGCGCGACGCTGCTGCACCTCGTCGAGCTGCGTGAGCACACGCGCCGGCTGCTCGAGGTGCCGTTGGGGATGGGCCGGCTCGACGAGCTGTCGCGGATGGCGCGTGAGCAGGGCCGGCGGCGCACGCAGCTCGAGGCGGCGTACGCGGTCGCGGTCGAGGGTGGCGAGCCGGCCGCGGTGCTCGATGACATCGCGGAGCAGCTCCGCGAGGTGAAGGCGGCGCAGGCGGACGACGGTCTGCTCGGACTCGCGATCATCGTGTTCTTGACGCGGCGCAAGGCAGGTGACCGGGTGACGTTCGCGCAGGCGACGAACGTCGACGTCGACCTCATCGAGTGGGTACCGGAGGACAGCGACGAGCAGCCGGTCGCGCCGTCCGACGACGACGTGCCAGACGACCCGTTCGGGCCAGGGGCGGCGCCGGACCCTACCGTGCCGGGGCGCGGTTCCCCGGCGACTCCCGACGACGACCCCGCCCGGCTCGAGGCGCCGACGACGAGGACGCGGAAGGGCCGCAAGGGTGGCCGTTCGACGACGTCAGCGCGTCGGTAGCGGAGTGGCTCGCGCTGGTCTCGAAGCACTGGCCGTTCATCAATCCGCAGACGATCGACGACCTACCTGCAGCATGGTGGGCGTACTACGTGCGGGCCGCGCAGCAGATTGTCGACGCGGCGCGCGAGGCACGGCAGGGCATGGAGAAGGTGCGTGACGTGAGGCGGAGGTCCCGTGTCTGAGACGGTCGAGCTGAGGTTCGAGGTCGACGGCGACTCGACGGGCGCGGTCGGCGCGCTGGGCCGGGCCGGCGGCGCGGCGGACGACGCTGACGAGAAGTTCCGCCGCGCCGGCGACGGCATGGCGGGCGGGTTCGACAAGGCGGGCGAAGCTGCGGACGGCGCGGAGGGCAAGGCGCAGGGGTTCGCGGACACGCTGACGGGCGCGACCGACATCTTGGCTGGGTTCGGTGAGGTCGCGAAGGGCAACACGTTCGAGGGCATCCTGACGATGTCGACGGGCCTGGCGGACCTCGCCGGCGGTATGGCTGCGTTCGTGATTCCGACGCTCGGCGCGATGACGTCCGGGATGCTCGGCAACGCTGTAGCGACGGCCCGGTCGACGGTCGCGAACGTCGCGAACCGCGTGTCGTCGATCGCTGCCGCGGCCGCGAGCAAGGCATGGGCGGCCGCGCAGTGGGTGCTGAACGCTGCGCTGTCCGCGAACCCGATCGGGCTCGTCATCATCGCGATCGTGGCGCTCGTCGCGGCAATCGTCATCGCGTATAAGCGGAGCGAGACGTTCCGTCGGATCGTGCAGGTCGCGATGCGCGGTGTGCAAGTGGCGTTCGGCTGGGTGCTGTCCAAGGTGATGCAGCTCGTCGGGTGGATCCGGTCGAATTGGCCGCTGCTGCTGTCGATCCTGACCGGGCCGATCGGGATCGCGGTGCGGTGGATCCTGACGCGGTGGTCGAGCATCCGCACCGGGGTCGTGTCGATGACGCAGGCGCTGATCGGGTTCGTCAAGTCGATCCCGGGTCGCATCACGGGCGCGTTGGGCGACCTCGGCGGGCTGCTCCGCAACGCTGGCGCGCGCGTCATCCAAGGGTTCATTGACGGGATCCGCGGCGGGTTCGACCGGGTCCGGTCGGAGCTGAACCGGCTGACGGGCATGCTGCCCGATTGGAAGGGTCCGGAGAGCGTTGACCGGACGATCCTGTACGGGTCCGGGCAGCTCGTCGCGGGCGGGTTCGGTGAGGGCTTCACGGACGCGTTCGAGGGCAGCGTGCGCCCGCAGATGGGCGACCTCACGACGGCGCTGCCGTCCGCGGTCGGTGCTCGAGGCGGCCGCGGTGGCGGCGGTGGCGACACGATCATCGTGCAGACGCCGGCGGTCATCACGAATGACCGTGAGCTGATCCGGATCGTCGATCAGGCTCGCGAGCGGGTCGCGCGTCAGCGGTCGTACCGGCCGGCGTTCGCTGGGTAGGAGGTAGCGCGGTGGCTCTGGGTGGCGCGTCGTCGTGGTCGCTGTCGGTGGCGTGGGACGGCGTGACGTTCGTCGACGAATCGGTGTACCTCGACGCGCTCGAGGGTGTCGTGATCAAGCGGGGTCGGGGCAGCGCGGCGGACGACGTGCAGCCGGGCACGCTCGAGGGTGTGTGGAGGCAGGACGAGGTCGGTGCGCTGGGCCGGCACATCACGGACAACGCGCTGTCGCCGCTGTACCCGAACGTCCGCGACGGCAAGCTGTGCAGGTTCTCCATCATCCGGGGCGCGTCGAACACGTGGCGGCACCGGGGGCGGATCACGCTGACGGCACCCAAGTGGCCGAACGGATCCGCGGCGGGCGCGGTCGTGCCGTTCCTGTCGGTCGGCAAGCTGGGTGACCTCATGGCGCAGGAGCTGCGCGGTGACTTTCTCGAGCGCTGGGTCGACACGGCCGAGACGACGAGCTGCGACGTCTGGGACTACCCGGACGTCAAGGTGCCGTCGACGTTCACGAACCTTGGGTCGGCGGCCGGCGTCGGCCGGGTCCTGCAGTCGACGGGCCGGGTCGGGTCCGCCAAGGTGGCCAGTGCTGACGGGATCGACACGGGCAACGTCCTCGAGCTGGTGCCGTCCAACGCTGTCGGGCCGGTCGCGCAGTACACGACGGGTGTCGCGGCCGGGTCGGTGCAGAAGCTGATCGTTCCGTTCCGGACGGCGGACCGTACCGCGGCCGGCGGTGCGTCGAAGTACATCGCGGTCGGGTACGACGCGGCGGGGTCGGTGCTGTTCTCTGTGCGGCTCGTCGACAACGGCGGGCAGACGGACCTGAACCTGTACGACGCGTCGGGCACGTTCCTGTCGACGCTCTACTTCGGCTTCGCCCCGTCGGGCGACGGCGACGCGGACGACCAGTGGTTCACGTTGCTGTTCAACGGGTCCGGCGCATCGACGCAGGTGTTCCTGCTGCGCACGGTCGACTTCACCTCCCTGGCCGGACCGACGGTCGCGGTCGACATCCGGAACCTGCGGACGCTCGTCGCGGGCGGGCTGTCGAGCCGGTCGCTCATCGGGCGCAACTCTGCCTGCATCGCCTGCCAGGTCGGCCCGGTCGTCATCACCGCGGGCGGTGGGTCGCACACGTCCTACCTGCAGCAGGGCGACCTCACGACATGGGGGACGCGGCTCGTCGACCTGAACCTGTACGGCAACTTCCCCAGCGCCACGACGGGCACCCGGAACGACCCGGTGGCCCGCGAGTCCCTCGTCGGGGAGAACCTGTTCAACTACATGGCCAAGCTGCACCGGGTCGGGTCGCTGGTCTACGAGTCGCGCAGCACCGACGGCACGCTGCTGTTCCGCGACGTCGACACCCAGCGACTGCCGACGGTCGCGGTCACCCTCGACGCCGACCTCGACCTCGACAGCGACGATTTCGACTGGCGGGTCGGTGAGCAGCCGTCGTCCGTCAAGGCACGTTGGTACGGCGGAGAAGAGACATACACCGACGGGACACGGCCGTTCGCGCAGGCGTCCGTCGAGACTCCCGCGGCGTCCGCTGCGCAGGCACGATCGATCGGGTCGTACCGTGCGCTGTCGTGGCTGGGGCGCCGGCTCGAGCGGCTGCGCGTCGACCTCGCGTCCGCGTCGAACGACCTGTGGGCCGCGATGATGGCACTCGAGATAGGCGACCGGATCCGGGTGACGCTCGGCACCGGGACGACGTCGGCGGACGCGACGCCGCTCGTCGCGCAGCTCGGCGTCCGGTACGTCGACCTGTACGTCGTGCAGATCGAAGAACGGTACGCGCGGGACGTCGCAGAGTTCATCCTTGACACGGTCCCGGCCGACGAGCCGGTCGAAGGTGTCTGGGACGACGCGACCCGGGGCCGTTGGGCAGCAGACGGTTTCACGATCAGCGGCGGCACCGCGATCAGCGGGACGGGCACGGGCACGGTCATCGTCAACGTGGCCGGCACGTCCGGGTTCACCACGTCGGCGGGTGAGTACCCGCTGCAGCTCGACCTCAACGGCGAGTGTGTGACGATCGGCAGCGCGCCGTCCGCGCCGTCCGCTGGACTGCAGACGCTGACCATCACGGCCCGCGGCGTGAACGAGACACTCGCGCGGGCGCACGTCGCCGGCGAGCCGGTCGACGTGTGGCTCGCGGCGTGCTGGACGCTGTGACAGACGAGAGAGGATCCGAGCATGGTTGTCGTCGTCCCCACACCCGCCGCGGGCGCAAAGATCCCGGCCGCGTCGTACGGCGCGCAGGTCGCGGCCGCGATCGCGGACCTGTACACGGTCGTCACGGACACGACCATCGGGACGATCGCGTCCGGGTTCATTACCGCGGCCGGCGGGCAGACGGCCCGGACCGCGCTCGGCGGCAAGCTGGTGTACCTGAACCTCAACCTGAACAGGTCCGGGGCGACGATCACGGCGACGTCCGGGAACATCACAGACACGCTCTGCTTCACCCTCGACGCGGCGTACCGGCCCGCCGAGACGATCGAATTCGCTTGGGGCGGGAACACGACGGGCGTCGGGTTCATCGACTCGACGACCGGGCAGTGCGTGCTGCAGGCAGCGTCCGACAGCCTCGCGTCGGGGTCCGACTTCCGGTTCTCCTGTTCGTTCCTGCTGCCGTAGCGGCGCGCCCGACGAGCAGCTCGAGCAGCGGCTGACGCACACTGGGCCGTACCCGCTCGGAGGACCCACCTGGGACCGGTGCCCCTCGAGCCTCCGGGGTCGTGGTGAGGACTCACGACCGCATGGCTGTATGGCTGACCGACCTCGCGGACATCGTCCGCGGTGCAGGACTCGACGTCGTCGAGGTGCCCGGGTGGCGGACCCGCGGGCACGGAGGCATGACGTCCGTCGACGGGATCGTCGCGCATCACACGGCCGGCCCGGCGTCCGGTGACTACCCGTCCCGGACGATCGTCGTCGACGGCCGGCCGGGCCTGTCTGGGCCGCTGTCGAACCTTGGGCTCGCCCGGTCCGGCAAGGTGTACGTGATCGCTGCTGGCCTCGCGTATCACGCGGGGCAGGTGCAGCAGACGACCTACTCGAACGACCGCCGGATCGGGATCGAGGCGGAAGCGACGGGCCGGGACCGCGTGTCAACGGACTGGCCGCAGGTGCAGCTCGTCGCGTACTGGCGGCTGTGCGCTGCGCTCGCGGTCGCGTATCACTTCCCTGCGTCGCAGGTCCTGGGGCACAAGGAGGTCTGCTATCCGCGCGGCCGGAAGATCGACCCGCACCCGGTCGACATGGGCAGCTTCCGCGAGCAGGTGTCGCGGGTCATGGTCGCGCTGCAGTCGACGTCCCGGGACGTCCCGGAGCGCACCGTGCCGGCACCGCGGACGGACCGGCCGGTGCTGTCCCGCGGGAACCGTGGCAGCGCCGTCCGGGCGCTGCAGCAGCGGCTCGACGCGCTCACGTGGGACGTCGACGTCACGGGCACGTTCGACGAGCAGACGCGCCGCGCGGTGCTCGGCGTGCAGGTCGCGGCCGGGCTCGTCCCGGACATGGTCGTCGGGCCGCGGACGTACGGCGCGCTCGACGGCGGCCGGCGGCCGCGGTTCGTCATCGCGGGCAACCTGTCGCAGGGCGCCCGCGGCGCGGACGTCGTCGACGTGCAGCGTGCGCTGACGCGGGTCGGGATCCCGACCGACGACGACGCCGTGTTCGGCCCGGCGACCGCCCGGTCGGTGCGGCGCCGGCAGGTGCAGCTCGACCTCGACGACGACGGGATCGTCGGTGTCTGGACGGCGGCCGCGCTCGGCGGACGGAGGGCGTGACGTGCCGGTCGACGAAGCTGCGTTCACGGACCTGACGTCGACGGTTCATCGTCTCGAGGCGAAGGTCGACGTTGCGCTCACGGTGACGCAGGCGCGCGTCGACGAGCACGGGCGGATCCTGCAGACGGTCGTCCGGGACGTCGATCAGGCGGACAGCCGGCTGCGGACCGTCGAGGCGACGCAGGCAGTGCACACGGCGCAGATCGGCGCGGTCACGGACGCGCTGACGGCGCTCACGGAGCGGGTGACCGGGTACCGGGCGCCCGTCTGGCCGGCGATCGTGTCGTCGGTGGTCGGTGCGGTGGGCCTGATCCTGGCCGTCGCAGCAGTGCTCTACTCGAACGGGAGTGTGTGATGGTCAAGGTCAAGGTGCCGACCCGCGACGAGGTGCGGCGGACGCTGCGGACGGCGCTCGCGGTGCTGCTCGCGGTCGCCGCGCTGGTGCCGGTCCTCGTCGAGCTGGGTGTCGTCGACCCGTCCCGGGCGCCGTGGCTCGCGACGATCGTCGCGGCTGCAGCGTTCGTGACGCGGCTCATGGCGAACCCGCGCGTCGACGAGCTGCTCGGCAAGCTGCTCGGTGAGCCGTTCACGATGGGCGACGGCCGGGTCGTGCCCGGCGAGGTCGTCGGCGGTGGTGCCGTGGTGGGCCCGGACGCCGACGGGCCGCGTTCGGACTCACCCCCCGAGGTCTGACGCGGCCGCCCGGCTCGAGGCGGGTACCGCGGCGCGTGCAGGCGCCGCGACGAGCCGCCCAGCCGGGGTCGCGTGCGGGACCGGTACGCCCGGCCCGGCGACGTCCTCTCGCCGGCCAGACGCCGGGTGCACCGGAGCCGGACCCGCACGCACGACGACCCCCGTACCGCGCCCGGTACGGGGGTCGTTCGTTGTCCCGGGCCGACGACCGGGCGTGACTGACTCCTGGCCTGAGTCGACATGGTTGCTCCCGGGTTGTTCCGATACTGACGTCACCATGTAACACCCGACACGCCGAAACGTCAGCGTCCGTGTTGCTTCTTAGTCGCAATGGGACTAAGAATTCACCCATGGAGTCGAACGAAGCACGCAGGGTCACGCCGCTGGCGACGACCGTCAGCGCGCGAGTCGGTGCCCTGCTCCGCCGTGACGAGCGGTCGCAGGCGTGGCTCGCCCGGAAGATCGACCGGTCGGCGCAGTGGCTGCACTACCGGATGTCGGGCCGTACGCCGTGGCTCGTGAACGACCTGCAGCTCGTCGCGGACGCGCTCGACGTCGAGGTCGCGACGCTGCTCGTCGACGACGACGAGGACGCCGACGACCGGACGGCGGTGTCCGCGTGACGGCGACGACGCTCGACGTCGCGACGCTCGAGCAGGTCGCGCAGGGGCCGGCCGAGCAGTGCGGCACGTGGTCGCGGGTCGACGGCGCGATCACGTGCCGCGACCGGGCCGGGTTCGAGCAGTGCCCGGAGGCAGCCGACTACGTCGTGCGGTCGCACTGCGGCACGGGAGGGCACGTCGTCCGGACGCCGGTCTGCCTCGAGCACGTCGACGGCGTCGTCGAGCGCGTGGAAGCGGGCGCCCGGTGCGCCCGGCACCGGACCCGGGTGGCGCTCGTCAGCGTGACCCCGCTCGGTGGCTGACGTGCTCGCCGGGCTGATCGTCGCGCTGCCGGTCGCTGCGCTGCTTGCCTGCGCCGCGGTGCTCGAGGCGGTCGCGGACCGGCGACTGTCCCGCTCGGCGGCGCCGCGTCACGCTCGCGCGGGCGGCCGCGAGCACACCCCATGATCGGCGGGCCGGGCCCGGTCGTCGAGCACGTCGACGACTCCCGGCGTCGACGACCCCGCTCGCGGTCCCAACCGGACCCGGCCCGCTGCACTACCCCCGACCCGCGGACGGCGCGCTGCACACGCGCGTTCCGGGCTATCTCTGAGAGGACTAGGTCATGCACGACACGACTCATGAGGACGAGCGCGAGTCAGCTCGTCCGAACGACGGGACCCGGGCCGCGCTGCTCGAGGTCCTCGACCTCGCGGACCGCGCGGGCGTGCAGGTGGCGCCGACGGTCTACGTGCACGACGGCCGCCCGGCGTTCGTGCTGCTGCAGGGTCCCGGCCGGCTCATGCCGCTGACGGACGCACTGCGGCTCGCGCTGCGGACCCGGGCGGTCGTCGAGCGGGACGAGCCGACCCGGGCGTGCCCGCACACGGCGCTCCGGTCGCGGCTGCTCGGCACCGGGGTCGCGCTGACCATCATCTGCGAGCCGTCGCACGAGCAGCTCGAGGCGGCCGTCGTCGAGGCGGTGCTGCAGTCATGACGGGCACCCTGTGCAACGCAGCGCACCTGGACGGCATGACGCGATGCGTGCAGCCGTCCGGCGGGATGCCGCACGACGTGCACGAGGACCGCCACGGCCGCAGGTGGATCGACGACGAGGTGATCGTCGACGCGCTCGACGACGTCGACGAGCAGCCGGACGTCCCGGCGGAAGTCTGGGTGCTCCGCGGGTCGCTCGGCATCGCGGCCGGCGGCGCGGTGCTGCTCGTCGTCGCGTTCGGGCTCGCGGTCGCGTCCGTCTGGACGACGGGCCTGCTGTCCGACCGGCTGTTCGAGACGGCGCTGCTGTGCCTCACGGCCGGGTTCGTCTCGGTCGTCGCCGGGCGGGCCGGGATCCGGTCGGCCCGCGGCGACGACGTCGAGCCGCTCGTCGATGTGGACGCGTCGTGACGGCCCGGGTCGCTGACCTGCTCGAGGTCGCGTTCGAGCCGCTCATGCTCGTGTTCGGGGTCGTCGCGTTCCTGGTGCTCGCGGCCGTGGCGTCGTGGCACGTCAAGGCGCGCGGCGACCTCGTCGAGGACCGGACCCCCGCGCACTACCGGACGTGGGCGTTCGAGCGGGCCCGGGTCGTGCACGAGCGCTACGGGCTGGGCACGATCGCGCACCGGTCGACGATGGGCGGCGCGTACGTCCGGTTCGACGACGGCACGACGGCGCACTGCCCCCTCGCGGACCTCGACCCCGTGACGCCGGCCGACGAGCAGGCGCTGCGTGACCTCCGGGCGCGCTGGGTCGCGATGTCCCGCGCCGAGCTCGCGACGGCACCTCTGCCCCTGCACTGCACGCCGGGCGCCCGCTGCCGGCGGCACACGGTCCGCTGCGCCGTGACGCTGCCGCCCTGCTGCCCGACATGCCCCGACCGCGCTGCACACGACGGAAGGACTGCACTGTGATCACGACCCTGTACCGCCGACCGGACGCACCGACGTCGCCGGCGGCCGTGTTCGACCCGGACCTCGACGGCGTTGACCCGGGCAGCGTCGACGAGCTGCGCGGCGCGGTGCCGTCGTGGCGGCCGGGCGACGACCCGTTGTTCTGGGAGCTGGTGCGTGACGGGCTCGCGCCGGTCGACGTGACTGCGGCCGCGGTCGAGGTCGTGCCGTGGCTGCTCGAGCGGCTCGTCGACGACCCGGTGCCGTACGCGCAGTCGAACGGCGGAGGTGAGCCGCACGACGAGCACGAGCCGGTCGTCGAGAACGTCGACAACGTGGGCGACGTCGTCGACCTGCCGACGCGCGCGCTGCAGCTCGTCGTCGACAACGTGGCGCCCGACGTCGCGTGCCCCGACTGCGGCGCGTCCGGGCACGACCCGTGCCGGCCCAAGCACCGGCCGACGGGTGCGCCGCTGCCCCGCTGGCACGCGCGTCGTCGCCGGCTCGCGGACGACGGGCCGGGCGGTGCCCGATGATCCCGGTCACGTTCCGCCCGCTCCGCTGGGACCTGCCCCGGACGCCGGACGACGCGCGCCGCGCGGCGCCGTTCCGCGCCGGGTTCCGCTCGACGCTCGACCTGCTCGACCGCGAGCTGACCCACCTCGACGGCCGCGACGTCGTCGTCGAGCTGGACATCGCGGAGCACGAGCTGCGCCGCGACGGGTGGCCGCGGGCGACCGCCCGGCCCATCTTCCCCGGCGTCCGGATCGCATTCGCGAGCCTGCACGGGCCGCTCGTCTACGCGACCGACTCATGCCTGCACTGGCAGGACAACCTCCGGTGCATCGCGCTCGGGCTCGAGGCGCTCCGGGCCGTCGACCGGTACGGCGTCACCCGCCGCGGCGAGCAGTACCGCGGCTGGGCGGAGCTGCCGGCGGCGCCGGATGCGTCGTCGGTGCTCGGCGCCGCGGAGGTCATCCTGCGCGCTGCTCGGATGCCCGACGTGGCGCTCGGCGCCATCGTCGACGCGACGGGCGACGCTCGGCGGGACGCCGTCCGGCGGGCGGTGCGCTACACCCATCCGGACACGGGCGGGTCGAGTGCAGCGTTCATCGCGGTGCAGGCTGCCGCTCGCACGCTCGGGGTCCCGCTGTGAGCGAGCAGACGGGCCGCTGCCCGGAGTGCGGCACCCGCGTCCGGCTCGACGCGCGCGGCCGCATCACGACGCACCGCGACCCGCTCGTCGCGGACGCCGTGAACGCGGGCGCGTGCGGCGGGGTCGGCAAGCGGCCGTCGAGGCGGCCGTGGTGACCCGGCTCGCGTTCCGGCGCACCCCGTCCGAGGGCGACCGGGTCGTCGTGCACGTCCCGCGGCAGGCGACCCGGGACGGCCTGATCGGGGCACGCACCTTCACCGCGCACGTCCGCTGCGCCCCGCACGAGGTGCTCGGCGTGGTCTACGTGACCGTCGAGCACGAGGACCGCGCCGACGCGATCAGCGTGCACCCGGTCGCCGCCGTCGAGGTGGTCCCCGAGCAGCTGCCGACGACCCCCGGCACCGTGTTCATGGGCTCGACGTGCTCGCGGGCGCCGCGGCCGTTCACCGTGCACAACGGGTGGCGTGGCCGGCCGGGCACGTGGTGGGTAGATGACGCCGGCGTCGCGTACAACGCGACGTCAGCGCTGCACGCGAACCTCCGCGTCGTCGACGAGGACGTGCCGCTGTGATCGGCGCTGCGTGCCCGAAGTGCGGCGCGTCCGGCCGTGAGCACTGCTCGACGACGTCCGGTCGTGACCATCGTGCGCGGGTCCTCGCAGAGCGGGACCTGCACCCGATCGGCACGGGCGACGTCGCGCGGATCGTCGTCGACGAGCCGGGCGCCGTCGACGAGCGCGGCGGCGCGGACACGCGACTGCAGCCGCTGCTCGAGGCGGTCGCGCGCGGCCTGCGGCACCTCGAGCGGCGACGACAGCTCGAGCTACCCGGCACTCTCGAGCTGCACCCGGACGTCCTGCAGCGCACCGAACCTTGGTACGCGCTGCGCTGCGGACTGATCACGGCGTCCGCGATCGGCCGGCTCATCACCGTGCGGCACCGCACCGCGATCGAATACCGGTGCCCGTCGTGCGACGCCGACGTCGACGAGCCGTGCCGGTCCAAGACACGCGCCGGGCAAGCGAACAAGACGGTGCACCCGGAACGGACCGCGGTCGCGGCCGCCGAGCGTCCGCGGTCGCCGCTGATCCTCGAACCCGCGGACGGTGACGACGCGCGCCGGGTCGTCGCAATCGCTGCGGCAGAACGGATTACAGGGTTCGTCGACCCGACGTACGTCAGCCTCGACATGCAACGCGGACAGGACGACGAGCCGTTCGCGGTCGGCGCTTACGACGAGCATCACGCGCGTGTCGTCGACTGCGGGTTCATGGTCCGCAGGTGGGGCGTGTTCGCGCTCGGCTACTCCCCCGACGGGCTCGTCGGTGCCGACGGGCTCGTCGAGGTCAAGTCACGGCGCGGCGGCACACAGGTCGAGACGATCCTGTCCGGCCGGGTGCCCGCGGAGAACATCGCGCAGCTACAGGCAGGTCTGTCCGTGTCCGGCCGACGGTGGATCGACTACGTGTCGTACGCCGGCGGGATGCACCTGTGGACGCAGCGCGTCGAGCCGGATCCGTTGTGGTTCAACGCTATTCGCACGGCCGTCGAGCGGTTCGAGCACGACGTGACAGCAACCGTCGACGCGTATCTCGAGGCAGTGAAGGACCTGCCTCTGACCGAACGACCCCTATTGGACATGGTGATCTGACAGTGGACATCACGCACACGATTGAGCCGCGCTCTGATCAGCTCAACGCTGAGGACCTGCTGACCGGGCCGCGGACGGTGACCATCACGGAGGTGCGGCGGGGCAACGCGGAGCAGCCTGTCGACATCGTCCTCGCGGAGTACGGCCCGGGGCGGCCGTTTAAGCCGTCCAAGACGGTGCGGCGGATCCTCGTCGCCGCCTGGGGCCCGCAGACGAACGTCTATCCGGGCCGGCGGATGACGCTCTACCGGGACCCCGACGTCAAGTTCGGTGGCGAGGCGGTCGGCGGGATCCGGGTCAGCGCGTTGTCGCACATCCCGCGGCCGCTGACGATCGCGCTGACCGAGACACGCGGCCGCCGCAAGCCGCACCGTGTCGAGCCGCTGCCCGACCTGTCGCCGGTCGACGTGCTGCGCGCGGAGTGGCAGACGGCCGACCCCGACCGCCGCAGGGTGATCGAGGCGGAGGTCGAGCGGCTCAAGCGGCAGCAGCCGCCGGCCGTCGAGCAGCCTGTCGGCGAGCAGCTCGTCGACGAGGTCGACGTCGACGACCCGACGCTCGAGCCGACGTTCGGTGACGACGCGCCCGTGCAGGGCGACGAGCCGGCCGGGTGGCAGCAGTGACCGGGCTCAACGGGTCGCGGCCGCCGCTGCAGGTCCCGCCGTTCGACATCGGCAACCCGTACGTCCTGCACGCGCCGCTGTCCCAGCTCGTCCTGCACGACGGCGAGCAGGGCGCACCGGTCGAGACAGCCGACCTGTCCGTCGACGTCACGACGTCGGAGCGGGCCGTGCCGTCCGCCGGAATGCAGACCCTCAACGCTGGCACGACGGGCGACGGCACCCGGGTCGTGGTCGCGACGTGGCGGATCGGCCGGACCACGGTCACGGTGCAGGTCGACCGGGCGGCCGCGGTCGTCATCGGCCGGCGGCTGATCAGGGCGGGTGAGTCGCTGCCGGTCGTCATCCTCGACGTGCCGCCGGGCACGGTCGCTGCGGTCCCGACGGTCGACGTGATGGTCGAGGTCCTCGACGAGGTCACGCTGACGTTCTCCCTCGACCGGGCGGCTGCGCTGTCCTGGGGCCGGGACTGGACGACGACGGCGCAGGGTCTGTCCGGGCTGATCGTGCCGGGCGTGCACCCGTGAGCGCGGCGTACGCGGCCGCGGACAGCGCACTGTCGGCCGTCGACCGGGCTGTCGGTGCGTCCGCGGCGGACGCCGACGAGCTGCAGGCGGTCGCGCTCGTCGGCGTCGGTCGCGCAGTGCTGGCGCTCGTCGACGAGGTCGAGCAGGTCGTCGAGCTGCTCCGCCGGCTCGTCGACGACCGCGAGGTCGAGGTCGTGCAGCACGCGTCCGGGCCGGTCCTGTCCTGCACCGGCCGCGAGGACTGCGCCGGCCCGGTGCACGTCCGGGGCTGCCTCGCGACAGCACCCGCGGATCCTCGGTACCCGCCGATGAGGACCTCGTGATCCGGCTCGTCGGGCTCGACCTGTCGCTCACCTCGACCGGCGTCGCTCGACTGCACCTCGACGACGACGGCACCGTCGTCGGCTCGCACACCGTGGTCGTCGGGTACCCGCTCGACAGCGACGCGAGCCTCGAGCAGCACTCCGCGCGGATCGTCGCGGTCGCCCGCGGCGTGCTCGACGAGGTCGTGCCCCCGCTCGGCCGGCCCGCACCGCACCTCGTGGCAGTCGAGCAGGCACCGATGCGCAGCAACGATCCCGGCACCGCGATCCGGCACGCGCTCCGCTGGCGCGTGTACGCGCACCTGTTCCGGCACGACGTGCACGTCGTCGAGGTCAACCCGGCGACGCTCAAGCTCTACGCGACCGGCGACGGTCGCGCGGACAAAACCGCTGTCGTGCAGGCGATCCGGCGCCACTACGGCGACCGGTTCGACATCCCGCTGCGCAAGGCAGACGGCCGCGAGGACGTCGCAGACGCGATCGCGCTCGTCGCGATGGCAGCTCGAGCGGTCGGACACCCGATCGACCTCGACCACCCGACCCGGCTGCGCGCCGTGCGCACGCCGCAGTGGCACAACCGAGAGGACAGGTAATGCCCGTAGCAGGTGAGGCGACGTTCGACGTCGCGCTCGACTCGCTCGTCGCCGCGATCCGCGCCGTCGAGCCGCACGCCGATCAGACGGCCGGCCGGAAGGGCGACGACATCCTCGCCCGTGTCCGGTTCCGCGCCGAGCTGGGAGAGCTGCACGTGCTCGCCACGAACGGCACCACGGCCGCGCTCGCGACGGTCCCGATCGACCCCGACAGCGACAGCCGCACGCACGCCGTCGCACCCGAGGACGACAAGGTGTTCGTCCTCGACGCGGACCCCGCGGAGGTCCGGCAGGTCGTCGCCCGGTTCGTCAAGGGCCGGTCAGCCAAGAAGGGTGCGCCGCGGCGGACGCTGCGGCTGCACTGGACGGACCGCGTGCTGCGGCTCACGGACGTCACAGAGGCGCAGGCGACCCTGACCGGCGACATGCCGGACGACGACCGCGGCGACCTCGCGGAGCTGCCCGCGCGTGACCTGGGGATCCTCGTCGGCCCGCCCGTCGCGGACTACCCCGACGTCATCGGCGACGTGAGTAAGGCGCTCGCCGGGATCGGTGAGACGGTCGAGGGCAAGCCGCTCGTGACCCCGTGGTCGGTCCTCGGCATGTTCCGCGGCGCGGCCGTCGCGTACGGCAGTGAGCTGCAGATCGACGCGACCGGCGCGGCCGCGTCCCGCGGGTTCGTCGTCACCTGCGGGTCATGGTTCGCGGGCACGATCCCGTCCCGGCACGCGGACGCCGACAGTCTCACGCGCCGGCGACGCGCCCGGATGACGCTGCTGCACCGACTCATCGGGACGGAGCTGCCCGACGACCTCGACGTCGACGACGAGGTGCCGCCGCAGGTCGACGACGACGTCGACGAGCGCGCGGAGGACGCCGAGCAGACGGAGAAGCTCGACATCATCGGTGACGGCACCGACACCCCTGCCGACGAGGTCACGCTGCGTCGCCGGGCACGCCGCGGCCGCAAGGACGGCTGACCCGTGGTCGGCCGGGTCGAGGTCGCGGAGGTCCTCGAGCTGTTCCCGCTCGAGCCGTGCAACGGGTGGCGCTGCCGCGCGCCGATCCGCCGCGCGCTCACCCTGGGCGGCAAGCGGATGCCTCTCGACCCCGACCCGGTCGACGACGCCGTCGTCGTCATCCGACGCGCACCCGACGGCGCCGTCCGTGCCGTCGTACTCGCCGGCCACGACCCCCGCGACCCCCTCGAACCCACGTGGCGGCCGCACTGGACGACGTGCCCCGACGCACCCGCGATGCGGCAGCCGCGACGACCCTCGAGCCGGTCCGGACGCTGCGAGCAGTGCCGCAACCCGCTCGACCAGGTCCTCGCCCGCCGCACCGACTGGCACGGCCGCTGGCACCCGACCTGCGCGCCCGCACGACCCGTACCCCGACCCACGGCCGCGGCCGCACCCGATGAGCAGGAGGTCCTCGAGCTGTGATCGTCGACATGTACGCAGGCGCCGGCGGTGTCTCGCAAGGGCTGCGCATGGCCGGACGCACCGACGTGGTCGGGATCGACGTCGACCGGCTCGCCTGCACGATCGCGACGCTCGCCGGGCACGAGCGGATCGTCGCTGACGTCTACGGGTTCAACCCTGGCACGCTGCTCGACCGTGGCCCGGTCGAGGGGCTGCACGGGTCACCCCCGTGCGGTGGCCTGTCCGGCGGAGGACTCGGCATCGGTCGCGACGACCTCGGCAGGGTCGTCGACCTCGTCGACTGTCTCGCAGAGGACGAGGACCACCGTGCCGACTACCTGCTCGAGTGGCAGGACCTCCGGTCGCCGCTCATGGCCGAACCGATGCGGTACCTGCGCGCGCTCAACCCGCAGTGGTTCACGCTCGAGCAGGTCCCGGAAGCCGTGTCCGTCTGGGAGGACTACGCCGCGCACCTGTCGAGCTGGGGATGGTTCGTCGACGTCGGCGTCGTCAACGCGCGATGGTTCGGCGTCCCTCAGGACCGGCAGCGCGCGATCCTGCTTGCGCACCAGACTCGACCCGTCGTCGTCCCGACGGGCCCGCTCGTCGACGAGGTCCCGGCGTCCGTCGTGCTGGGCCCGGGGCGCGTCGGGTTCGCCCGACGCAACGATCGGCCGGACGGCGGCACGCACCGGGCCCGCGACATGCGCTCGACGGACCTGCCGGCGTTCACCGTGACGGAGAAGGTCCGTAGCTGGACCCTCGACGACGGCGTGCACCGGCCGCGGCAGCTCACGCTCGCGGAAGCGGGCGCGCTGCAGGGCTTCCCGCTCGACTACCCGTGGCCGATCCGCGACCGGTCTGCCGTCGCGCTGCGGATCGCGAACGCCGTGCCCCCACCCATGTACGCCGCGCTCGTCCGGCCGCTGCTGTGACGAGCCTCGCGCGGCGCCGCGTCCTCGACGAGCTGCTCGTCGAGCGGTACGGCCGACCCGGCGACGAGGACGTCGACGACATCCTCGAGCGACTCGAGCGCTTCGAACGACCCGGCGCCCGATCAGAGGTCCGGATCCGGCAGGGCTACGCGCTCGAGGCAGCAGCAGCACGAGCACGACGAGCACGACACCCGATCGACACCCCCGACGCGCAACGGATCCGCCGCGCCGCGCTGCTCGAGGCTGCCACGACCTGCACGCACTACACGGAAGGGTGACGACCCCCGATGACATGGTTCCGGATCGACGACGGGTTCTGGTGCCACCCCAAGGTGCTGCGCTGCTCCCATCGGGCGATCGCGCTATGGGTCCGTGCCGGGTCGTGGTGCGCGCAGCAGCTCACCGACGGGTACGTGCCGGCGTCCGCGCTGCCCATGCTCAACGCGACCCGACGCGACGCCGGCGAGCTGGTGACTGCAGGGCTCTGGACCGTTGAGGGCGACGGGTGGCGCTTCCATCAGTGGGGCGAGCGACAGCCGACCCGACACGACGTCGAGACACAGCGCCTCGCGACCGCAGAGCGTGTCCGGAGGTTCCGCGAACGCAAGCGCAGCGGAAGCGACGACGGCCCCTCGCATCTCTCCGCCGTGCCCGACCCGTAACCGAGCAGGTAACGCGTTACTAACGCTGCCCCCGACCCGACCCGACCCGACCCGACCCATAACACGTGTGCGCACTTCAGATCAGATCGTCACGACACTACGCGCGAGAGGCAGGCGCCCGCCCTTGGCTACCAAGCTCGAACTCGAACGCATCGCAGCCGCAGTGAGCATCCTTCACCCCACATGGCACGCCGCAGCCACCCGCTCATGGCTTGCCACAGACGCAGCCAGACCTCTCACGCTGCGACCCGCCCGTGACGTAGCCCTGGCGCTCATCGCTTGCGCACTCGACAGTGACGCCAGGACACCCGCGGCCGTCCTGCGTCCCGGCCCGTGGTGGTCCGTCGTCGAACGCGTCAGCGATCAGACCGTCGGATACACGCCCGGCCCCGGCGGAGCGCCCTGCCGACGGGCCGGCCACGAACACGAACGTGCCGGATCCTGCCGTGCCTGCGCCGCGGAGCGGCTCGTCGGTGACGACCCCGACATCGACACATCCCGACCCGTCCCGGCGCCGGATGGGTGGCGACCCGAACACCTGCGGACACTCACACCCGAGCAGCGGCGGGCGCGCCGACTCGAGTCACTCACGATTGACGACCCACGAGAGGACATCGAATGACCAACCTCGACGACCTGCACGAGCAGCTCCGCGGCATCGTCGGACCCGACGCACCGTTCGTGTTCATCCTCGTCAGCCCCGACGACCCCGCATCCGCCGGCGACAACGGCATCGGACAGGCAGGCGCCGCGATCGTCGTGCAGGGCATGACGACGCTGCAGGTCGCGTCCACCCTGGCGCAGCTCGTCGTCCCGTGCCTCGCAGACGTCGCCCGCGAACGTGCGCACGACCACCTCGTCGAGCACCTCCGCGACGACCTCGAGCACCTCGACCCGGGCAGCCTCACGTGAGCACACGCAGCCCGGCCGCGGTGAGCGCGCTCGACGAGCTGCTGCGCCGGATCGAGGACGCGATCGACGCGACGAGCGACCGCGTGTTCGCAGGGCAAGGCACCGCCACCCGCACCACACGCGACACCGGACCCGCAATCGTCCGCGCTGTCCTCGAGCAGCCGCTGCCCGACGTCGACGTCTGCCCCGACTGCCGCGGCATCGGACACCGCATCGTCGACGGCACCCGCTCGCCCGTCTGGTGCCGGCCATGCAACGGCATCGGGTACGTCGAGCAGCAGCAGCTCGACGCGCAGCTCACACCCGCGCAACACTGCCCGACCTGCTCGCACATCCCGCACGGGACCGGCCCATGCTCCGTCGCCGACTGCGCCTGCTACGCCGGGCAGCGCTGTCCGTGCGGACACGCGACAGCCTGCAGCGATCCGGCGCACTGCGTCGTACCCTGACCTCACGAGCTGCGTGACGGCAGATCGGGGTAAGGCTGGGGATCGACGGCCCGGCTCGCGCACTCAGCCCGCGCGAGCCGGGCCGTCGTGGTCATGACGGATTGACGGTTACTAACCGACACGGGGCGGGCGGAGGTGGAGCACCATGCCGAGGAAGGGCACCACGAACGCACGCGGATACGGCAAGGCGCACCGCGACCTCCGCGAACGCATCGGACAGCGACAGGTCGACCGGGGCAACGCGCGCTGCGTCCTCTGCGGCGAGCGCATCCTGCCCGGCAGCGACTGGCACCTCGACCACACACCCGACCGCGCCGGCTACCGCGGACCCGCGCACGCGTCGTGCAACTCCGCGGACGGCGGACGACGACGAGGGCAGTCGACCGCGGCCGCACCCGAACGCGCACCCCTACCCGACGAGCCGCTCGAGGCGCACCGATGGTGACGCACGGACCCGACCCAGGCCTGGACGACGTGGAGCGTCCGCCGACCCGTGAGGAGGTCCAGGCGGCCGCGCTGCTGTGCCGCCGCGCCGTCTCCGGGACCGACCTCGACGACCTCGCGGGCGCCCTGGGCATCCGGCACGCCGTCGAGCCTGCTGAGCGGTGGCTGAACGCCCGTCAGCGCGCCGCCGCGCAGTTCGTAGAT